AGGATGGGAGAGCAAAAATTAAATTAAATGCGTAAAATTAACATTAAAGCAGATACTACATTTAAGTATTTGCAGGTATTCAATGGAATACTAGAACTAACAGATAAAGAACTGCAGATACTTTCTAGGTTTATAGATGCTGGAGATATTAGTAACATATGTTCTACAAGCTCTAAAAAGTCAGTAGCAAAAGACCTGGGAATAAAAGATTACCACACCCTAAACAACTATGTAAAACGTCTAAAGGATAAGGGTGCCATAATAAAGTCTAAAGATACAGCAGGCTATACGCTAGCTCCTCTGCTGAAAATCTCAAATAAAATATTAATTGAAGTAGAGTACTCATGAAGCCTACCCTAAAAGAAATGTTAAAGAACTTCAAAGACGAAGTAATTGAATATGCAAAGCAAGGAGCTCCACACGTAAGTGAGGACCAGTACAAAAAAAGATTAGAAACTTGTAATTCGTGTGAGCATCTAGAGGGGTTAAGATGCGGTCTTTGTGGTTGTGTAGTTAAGGAGAAGTCTAAATGGGAAACAGCTAATTGCCCAGACAGTAGGTGGGATAAAATAGTTGTAGGAGAGAGAGGAAAAAAAATAAACTTACATGGACGAAAAGACAATGATACAGATACTAGCGAGTGAGTACAATCTTCCTATATCTAAAATAGAAGAGATAGTATACTATCAATTTAAATACACTGCTAACATAATTAGAGAAGGAAACTTTGAATCTGTTAGGCTACCATATCTAGGTAAGTTTCATGTTAAAAAAGGAAGATTAAAGCATTTAAATGAAAAATCTAATAGAAGCTTCGGGGAGTAAAATAATACCTTCTCCGTACGTAAAAACTATAAAGGAGTTCAAGTCACTCTCAGTAGAAGAATTATCTGCAGTATATTTTTTCTCAGACCACAGATCCCCGTATGCAGCATATGGAGAAGAGGCTAGGTGGGAAGCAATAATAACTAGTGTTAAGGTTAAGCTTTCTCCTAAAATAGCATCAGCTATAGAAAAGTATCAAGAGTTATCTGAAAGCTCTGCTGTAAAGCTTTTAAGAGCCGCTAGAGAGAGTGTAACAAAATTAGAAGCATACTTTGCAGAAATAGATCTTACTGCCCTTGACGACAACGGGAAGCCTATCTATCAGGCTAAAGACTTAATAACTAATCTTAGCAATATGGGTAAAGTTGTGTCTGGGCTAGAAGACTTAGAAAGTATAGTTAAACGACAACAGCAAAAAGATAACCCTAATAGAGGGGGAGTAGTTACCAATAAGTACTCACAGTAATGTTTAAAGACTCCCATCTATTCTCTCCTGCAGCTACATACTATTTAAAACATGGATTCTATGTAGATGCTCTACCAGGTACTACAGAGTTTTATGATTTCTGGGACACAGAAAGAAAAAGGTCTATGACTGGGTATACAGTAGGGGATAAAACAATTACTGGGTATCACTACTTCTACCTTAACTACTGCCCTATAGATAGGGTAATAGACGAAGAATTACCAGACGGTACTACTCTATCAAGAAGAGATAGAACATTTCCCGCTTTCTACGACGGCGATCATGAATATTTTCACTCTATAGACAGAGCAAGAAAAGAAGACAAACACCTCGTAGTTTTAAAGGCTAGGCGTAAGGGGTTTTCTTATAAAGCTGGAGCTATGCTTGCTAGAAACTATTTTCTAATGCGAAATAGTAAAAACTATGTATTTGCTTCCCAAAAAGAATACCTTATCGGGGACGGACTTTTAAGTAAGGCATGGGATTTCTTATCTTTTGTAGATGATAATACAGCATGGACTCAACCACGACTACGTGATAGAGAGATGCATAAACAGTCTGGGTATAAGAAAAATGTTAATGGGGCAGATGTAGAGCTTGGAATGAAATCTCAAATCATTGGGGTAAGTCTTAAAGACAACCCAGATAAAGTTCGAGGTAAAGCAGGAGATCTAATTTTCTTTGAAGAAGCTGGGTCATTCTCTGGACTACTAAAAGCTTGGGAAGTAGCTATGCCTACAATGAGACAGGGCTCTAAAACATTAGGTACTATGGTAGCCTTTGGTACAGGCGGAGAAGAAGGAAGTGGATTTGAAGGAATGGAAGAACTGTTCTATCATCCAGATTCTTATGACTGCTTAGCTTTTGACAATAACTGGGACGCAGGAGCTATGGGAACACAATGCGGTTACTTTGTACCTATATATAAAAACCTAGATGGATTTATAGATGAGGACGGGAACTCTCAGGTAGAAGTAGCAAAAGAGCATGAAGAAAAACAAAGAGAAAAAAAGAAGGGAGCTAACGACCCAAAAGCTCTAGACCAGTATATAGCTGAGCACCCATTTAGTCCACAAGAAGCTACACTGCAAGTTACAGCTAATCTCTTTGATGTAAACTCATTGAAAGAGCAGTACAACAGAGTAAAAGCAAATGGTCTTGAATCAGAGGGTACCGCAGGTGTGATGTATTATGATAAGGACGGTAATCCACTATTCAGACCATCAATGGATGTCTCCCCAGTCTTTAAATTCCCACATAGAAAAGGAGACAAGACAGAAGGAGCAGTGGTTATGTACGAGTCCCCATATAAAACTAAAGAGGGTCTTGTACCCCATAATCTATATGTAGTGTGTCATGACCCTTACGCACAATCTAAATCAACTTCAAACGAATCATTAGGAGCTTCATACGTTATTAAAAGAGCTAATAACCTAAGTAAACCAGATGATATAATAGTAGCTAGCTATGTCGGTAGACCACAAACACAGGATGAATACAACAAAAATCTATTTATGCTTGCTGAATACTACAACGCAAAAATTGGGTTCGAAAACGACCGTGGAGAGCTTATTGCTTACGCGAAAAGATATCGCAAACTTTATAAACTACAAGAAGAGTTTGAGATGCTAGACAAGAAAGAACTTCGAAGTCGTACAGTAAAGCGTCAGTTTGGGATGCATATGACTGAGCAACGCAAAAGACAAGGAGAACTTTATATAAGAGATTGGTTAAACTCCCCCAGAGCTACAGACGAAGACGGAAACACTAAACTTAATATGCATTATATATACGATCCAGCTTTGTTGCAGGAGCTTATTAAGTTTAACCATAAGGGTAACTTTGACCGAGTTATGGCGTTTATGGTTGGGATGTACCACACTAGAGAGCTATATAATAAAGAGGTAGTAGAAATACTAGACGATAGATCTCAAGATGACTGGTTTGATAAAAACTATCAATAATTTATTACTTTTACGAGAATGTATGGAAATGCGAAAATACCTCAGCAGAGGCTACCGTTAAACAAGAAGACTAAGAAGTGGAGAGAGGAATGCGTAGATGCATTCCTTAATTTATCTAAGTTTGGTTTATCAGAGCGTAGGGATAGCATTAAGTCTTTATATGACTACTATAATGGGGAGATAGATGAGACTGACTACAGATATGTATTAAAGCCATACGGAAAGAGTAGGAGTAACTTCCCATCTAAGCTTAGGAACTATCCAATCATTAAGCCTATTATAGATTTACTGCTTGGGGAGAAATCTAAAAGACCTCTTAACTATTCTGTATCTGTTAAAAATGCAGACTCTGTAAGTCTAAAAGAAGAAGCTAAAAAGCAAGTCTTAATGACAACTGTTCAGCAGATGTTTTTAAAAGAACTTGAGAGTATAGAAGACCCAGAACTAAAAGCTCAGAAAGCTGAATCCCCAATCCCTGCGCAAGTATTAGAACAGTTTGATAGGACCTATGTAGATGATAGAGCGATTAAAGGACAGGCAGCGCTTAACTACATCATGCATAATGAGGAGATATACGATAAGTTTCAAAAGCTGTTTTTTCATTTCGTAGTTTCAGGTGAGGTGTACTCTCATAAAGGGGTAGTTAGAAGTGAGCCTTTTTATGATGTTGTAAACCCATTAGACGTAGACTTTGACAAAGATCCAGACGTAGAGTTTGTAGAAGATGGGGACTGGGCTATAGTTAGAAGGTTTGCACATGCCTCTGGGGTAATTGATATGTATGGGGAGTATCTAACAGAAGAGCAAGTTCTTGAATTAGAGAATCCAACTAATACCTCTACAGAGTCTTACCTTTTATACAGGTCAGAAGCTACAGGCTCAGATGACAACTTGTATAGAAACAGACTTGTAGAATGTGCTACAGTATACTGGAAAAGTAGGAAACGTATAGGCTTTGTAGAATACACTGACCCCAATACAGGGATGATTGAGGTAGTAGATGTAAATGAATCTTACAGAATGCCTAAAGAGGTAAAAGAACAAGGCGGTAAATTAAAGTGGGAGTGGGTTAATGAAGTGTGGGAAGGGACTAAAATTGATGGCAGATTTTATGTCAATGTATCTCCTATAGCTAATCAAAGGACCTCTATGGACAATCCCTCCTTGTGCAAGCTCCCAATTAACGGTAGAAAATATTCAGATATTAACTCTAGCAATATCTCACTAGTACAACTAGGAATACCATATCAGCTTAACTACAACATATTTAAGTATCGTATGGAGCTTGCTCTCGCACGATCAAAAGATATTATTGCTCAGTTTGACATTAACATGATCCCAAAGAAGTGGGACATGGATAAGTTCATGTACTATGTAGAAGGAACAGGTATTGCCTGGGTCGACTACAACAAAGAAGGAGTTCAGTTATCTCCACAGCACCAATCGGTTCTTGATATGTCTATTAAGACTATTCAACAATACATCATGCTGTTAGACTCTATAATGTTAGAGTGGGAGAAACTCTCAGGAGTAAATAGGCAAAGACAAGGTAACATAGGCAGCTATGAAGGTAAAGCTACTTCACAGCAAGCAATTGTACAGTCCAGTCATATTACTGAGGACCTATTTAGAAAGTTTGCAAGATTCGAGCAAAGAGAACTTCAAGGGCTTTTAGACTACTCTAAAGAAGCTTGGATAGCAGGTAAGAAAGGAATGTATGTATTGCCGGACACTACTATGCAATATATAGATTTAGATTCTATGCAGCATATGGAAAGTGAGTACGGTGTATTTGTATCTGATGCGGGTAGAGACCAAGACAATATGCAACAAGCTAGACAGATGTCTCAGTCTATGATTCAGAATGGGGTTCCAGCATCTGCGGTTCTAGATCTGTTCGACACAGACAACTTTATAGGAATTAAAGAGAAAATAAAGAAAGCTGAAAAAGCTCAGCAAGAGTTACAAAAAGCTCAGCAACAAGCAGAACAGCAAAAAGAAGAAATGCTATTGCAAAGAGAACAAGCTAAGTTCCAGCAAGAAGCTCTTGAAAATGATAAAGACAGGCAAAAGGATATCGAGATAGCTCTCATCAACGCAGAAGCTAGAGATCAAACTAACAAGATTAATTTGGACCTAGAAAAGATGATGAAAGATTTTGAGATTAAAGAGAGAGAGATAGAGCTAAAGCAACAAGCCTTAGATAAAGAGAATGATTTAGAGCCTAACGGAGTATGACAAACCCTGAGAGAAGAGCATTTCTTGATCGACATAAGCAGTCTGAATTCCCAGGCTCTATTGTAGATGTTTTAGCAGCAGCTAGACAAGGTAGAGATTTAATTGCAGAGTTTGAAAGTCAGAAAGGTATGCAAGTTGCAAATACCCCTGAAGAAGTACAGCAAGGATTAAGACCTTCACATCAAGCTGGAAACACAGAAGCTAGTATGGCTTTCCCAAACACTCTTCCAAACCAAGAGTTTAATACTAGGGGGATGAGTGTCCCAATTGATATAAATCAATTTAATGATACTGGTAATCTGGTTAAGTCTTATGAAGCAGTACCTCCTGGAGTTTCAAACTTGAAGATGAGCAGCCAAGGAGGAACAGTCATTGAAACCCCTACTAGAATGCAATCTGGAGGAGTTTCTTTAGACTATAGAGTGGCTCAAGAATTAGCTAAGAGAAAAGGAAATACCCCAGAGTTTTATTTAGCATCAGCAGATACAATGGGATATCATGAATCAGGTCCTAACCAAAGAATGGCAATTAATGCTCTTCAAGAGCCTACCCCAACAGGTAGAGGGACATTTCAGATAGAAGGGAAGGATGGTAGCAATACTTTAGAAACAGCTCAAAAACATTTAAGAAGGACAATGGGGTATTGGGGGGAAACTCCTCCTCAAAATATTATGGACAGCAGAGATGCAGCTCAGCTTACATATGAAGAGCAAAGAGCATTAACACTTGCTCACCTTCTGCAAGGACCTGCGTCTATGGCTGATTACGCTAGTGGAAAATCTACATTAGCAGAAGTATGGGCTACAGGCTGGAAAAAGAAGTTTAAAAACCCAGAAGAGAAACAATTAGGCATTAATAAATTTAATGCCAGTAGATTAGACGCAAAGAAGAAAGGAATCCCAAAGCCCAACTATATTAAAAGAAAACTAGGAGGAAAAAGCGTAAGTGATATATTATAACTACACCTATAAAAAATAATTTTATAGATAAACAAAAACACAAACTAAATATATTTGTAAAATGCAAGACCCAAACAACAAATTAGACCTTGATGCAATCTCTTTCGACGACATGTTGGGAGATGGTTTGCAATCAGTTCAAGAAGAGGTAGCAGAGCCTCAGATTGAACAAGAAGAAGTTCTTGCGGAAGAACCTTTAGAAGAGGTGGAGCCGGAAAACTATGAAATTGAAGCAGTAGAAGAAGAAGATGTAGAAGAAGAACCTCTAGAAGAGGTAGAAGAAATTAACGCTACAGTAGCTAATGAAATTGCTGATACTTTAGGATTTGAACTTGAAAATGAATATGCAGATACTGTAGAAGGACTTACTGAATTTGTAAGAGATCTTTCACAAGATGCTGCTGAAGATCAAATCTCTAATCTATTTGAACAGTACCCTGAAGTACAAAAACATTTAGATTACTTAATGTCTGGAGGAAACTCAGAAACGTTCTTTGAAGCCTTTAATCCTCAGACTGATTTTAATAACATCGAACTAGCAGAAAACGATGTACAAATGCAGAGAGCTGTATTGTCTCAATACTTTGCAGCTAAGGGACACGACCAAGAATTCATACAAGAGATTATAGATACGTATGAAGATAATGGGAAGCTCTATAATAAATCTGCTCAAGCAAAAAATGAGATAGGGGAAGCTCAAGAACAATACAAGCAGCAACTTCTACAAGACCAAGAAGCTATCTACCAACAAGAACTAGAAGAAAATGAACAGTTCTGGGATAGTGTAGCAACTACTATTGAGTCTGGGAACGAATTTGCAGGAGTGCGAATCCCAGACAAACAGAAAGGTAAATTCTTTGATTACATCTCTGAGCCTATAGGCCCTAATGGAGAGACTCAAAGAGACCTTGATTATGAAGAATCTGATATTGATGTTAAGCTAGCTATGGACTACTTAATGTATAACGGCTTTAACTTAAGCAATATCATAGATACTAAGGCTAAAACCAAGAGCGCTGAGAGCCTTAGAAATCGAATAGTCTCTAACCAAGAAAGGGTTAAGAGTGCTAGAAAAACTCAGCGTCAATCTAATACTTTCGATCCTGAGGATCTCGATATAAATGCTCTTTTAAAATAAACTTAACTTAAAACTAGAATATCATGGCTTTACAGCAAGTACTAAAAACGTACTATAATGACCAGCAGATGACCGACACTAATTCGTTGGTTAATGCTTTGATGGAGAAACCAGAAGAGTTGTCTCCTATTATTACTCATCTCGCAGGACGAGAAGAAAAGAAATTCCCATTGTCTTTTTTGACAGAGGGTGTGGGCAATACTAAATCTATTGACCGCTTTGAATATGAATACCGTGTAAAAACTCACGAAGTAAACGTTCGCCCTGTTGTTGCTGGCCCAGGTGCCGATGCAGGCGCTGGTGGAGCAATCTTTAAGGTTACTTTTCCAGACAAGTGGTTTGTATTCCCATACACTCTCGTGTCTCAATCGGGTATATTGGCTCGTATTATGTCTCAACCTGTACCATCTGCAGGTGGATATGAGTATTCTTTGAAGCTTGTATCTCCTGACCAAGCTAGCATGCCATCCGAAGATACTGCGGCAGGTGCACTATTTGGAATGCTCTATGCAAACGTAGGTGTTGACTTCTCTAGAGGTAATGCATCTAACTGGAGCGCACCAGGTTTGGTACGCAGCAAGATTGGAACAATCCGTAAATCTTACCACTTCTCTGGTAACGCTAAAGATTATGTTGCTCAGTTTACTCTCCCAATGAAGGAAGGTCAATCTACTCAATTGTGGATGGACTACGAAGAGTACCGTCACATGCTCAAGTTTAAAGAAGAGTGTGAGATGTACTACTGGTATGGACAAAAAACATATGGTAACAATGGTGTAAATGAAATGCTTGACGAGAATGGACAACCAGTTATTTCTGGACCAGGTTTGTTTGAGCAGATCATCAACAAAGACACTTACTCTACTCTTACTCAAAAGAAGATTGAGGACGTTATTGGTGACTTGTTCTATGGAATGACTGACGCTACTGACAAACAAGTAACTTTGTACACTGGTATTGGTGGAGCACGTGAGTTTGATAAGGCAATGCGCGCATACTATGGTAACAACTCTTATCTCCAAACTACGGAGCCTAAGTTTATCACAGGTAGCGGACGTAGCTTAGGTATTACTGGTTACTTCAACTCTTATGAGCACATTGATGGTCATAGAGTGAATGTAGTTAAGGTACCATTGATGGATCACGGTCCTGTTGCTCAAGCTTCTGCTAAGCACCCAGAATCTGGATTGCCATTGGAGTCTTACAGAATGACCTTTGTTGATCAGTCTACTTATGACGGAGAAAACAACCTCCAAATGATCAATAAGAAAGGTCGTGAAATGTTGCGCTGGTGTGTTGGTGGTTCAGTTGTCCCAAAGGGATTTGCTGAGACAGACACACGAGCAAGTGATATAGACGGTGCTTCTGTACACATGTTGAAAACAGCTGGTATCTTGCTTCGCCGCTTTGATACCTCGCTCGATCTCCAGTGTGTAGCATCGTAATTTGTGTTTGGTTTGCAAGGGGGGCCCGCCAACGGGTTGGGCTCCCCTATTTATCATAAATAGTTATTCTTACCCTTAAAAAAAGAACATGAAAAAAATAATCATTCGCAGAAAAGAAGTCCTGAATCATCTCCCTAAGGAGATTAGAGCAGGCGCAAAAGTTAAAGTCGGTTCTATCTATGTAGGACGACAACCTTTAAAGGGTGTAGAGGGAGAAGAAGCGCACAAACTTCTTCAAGGTATTTTAGATGTACCCCCAACTCACCAAGACTGGCCTAAGCTTGAGAAAGCATTTTGGGCAAGTATGTCATTGAAAGTCCCATTCGAAGGAGTGGAGCTGAACATTACAACTGATGAAGATGGACATCCTGAAAATGCTATGGACTATATCACATATAAGTGGTGTCTAAAGCATAGACAGGTAGCTAGTTCAGAAGCTGAAATGAAAACAAACGGATTGAAAAAATTCTATATCTATGATCCGCAGAGGGATTTGCTCAAAAGGAATGCTAAGGTACAAGTACAAAAAGCATCTGATAAAGAGTTTATCAAAATCTCCTCGGACTTTGATAAGATGAGACGACTACTTAGAGTACTGTCTAAAGGAGCTCGACCAGAGACTATGGCAGATACTGAAGTAGAAAATCAACTCTATTCACTTAAGAACTCTTCTCCTGAAAAGTTCTTAAAGATGAGCACAGATAAAAACCTAGATGTTAGGGCTGAGCTTGAAGAGATGATTGAGACATCTGTACTTAGAAAGATTGGTAATCAATTGATCTATGGAGATGAGACTATTGGGGACAATATCACTGATGCTATTGTCTACTTTAATAATAAGAAAAACTCAGGGCAAGTGAATGCTATGCGTGCACAGCTTAAAGACGTTAGAAGTTAATGACTATAGAAGAGATGCATATTGCTGTCAACCTGGGGGTGCAAAAAATTGCATCTTTCCAGGTTGACAATCTCTTACCTCAAGAGATTGATCATGAGCTTAATAACGCTATGGATAGATTTATTAAGCAGAGGTATATCCCTATGGGGAACAAATACCGTCGTGGATTTGAACAATCCCAAAAAAGGATTGACGACTTACGGAATCTAGTAGTAGACCATCGAATAAGAACAGAATTTGGTGGAAACTCTATATCTGGATTTACATTTGATAGAGCTAGATTTCCAAATGATTATATGTTTCTTATTAGTGTAATGTCTGAAATGTACTATGCATGTCCTGCATATGCTCCTCAAATAGAGGAAAACACTAAGTATTATTTTACACTAGATGTAACTCCCCCAACTGAGGATATTAATCAGTTCATAGGGCTGTATTTGTTAGATGATGAGGGAAATATTGACGCTTCAATTATACCAGAAGCAGGAAATTTATTATATACAAATAAGATGCTATTAGATTCAAGCATCTATTTACAAAATTATAGTCCAGAACAATCTGAGTTTGAAACTAGTAATGTTGAGTCTGTACATACTAGCCCTGCAATTACTGGAAATAATTTAGTTATATGCTCTAATACTCTAATAGAGTACGGTCTTGCTATTAAGTGGAGTAATGAGACTATAACTAAAACGGAAGGTACAAGTACAGAAATAGCTGTAAAAAATAGAAAAGAGAATACAGCTTCAGACATCTCTAAAAGAGAATCTTGCTCTTATTCTCAACACGATGATCTAATGACATTGTTATCTGATCCATTTAATACTACGAAGAATACAAAACCACTTTATACTATACAAGAAAACTTCGTAGATATTTATGCAGATAATACTTTTTTTAGTAAGTTTGTTGAACTTAAATATATTAGGCGTCCTAAGCGTATGAATAAAGAACTAAGCTTAGGGTGTGAACTCCCAGACCATACTCACCAAGAGATTGTGGAGATGGGAGTAAAAAGCATACTAGAGGCGATATCTGACCCTCAGTATAACACACAATCTAGGGAAGTCCTAGAGAGTGAATAAATTGATGTTTAATCCCTAAAATAAAATTAAAATGGGAACTAATCTTTCACAGGTGTTTATTGCAAACACTAGTGCTCTTGCCGGAACTGGCACTTTTACTTCTATTGTTGGTGCAACACCTGAAATAGGTATTTGGAAATTGGATGGCACCGCAGACTACATTACCACTAAGCTGTTTCAAAAGACATTTTCACCACTTGACACTGACAGTGCCGACAATGCTGACGCCGATCCATCAACTGCATTGACATTTGCTAACCCAGCATGGTTGGTAAACGAATTGCAGTTTGTTCAAGGTACATCTAACAATCCAATTGCTAGCCCTGTAATTAACACTAGAAACATTCGTGCTATTACGTATGCACCATACCAAGCATTTGTAGGTACTAAAGCAACTCTTACAGATGCAAAACTTGCAGCTGTAGCAGGTGCAGCTTTTCAAGGCAATTTAAAGTTTATTATCAAATCTACTCCAACAGATCAGTTGAGCTTTTACGATCCAGCTGGTTTGAATATTTTTGGAGACTTCCCGCTGGGAGCTTTCAATACTACAAATCATAAGGCAATTAACGTTACTGTTAATTTTGATGGTACAGATGCCGTAGACTCTACCATTCAAAGTGACATAGTAGATAGAATGGCAGAGCACCCAATACTGTCAAAAATGTTCAAAGAGCCTGTAGTGAGTAGTGCTGACGTAGTAATTGAAGCTAAGCACCCAGGAGTAGTTTTTGATGTTATTGTAACAAACGTTGCTGATGATAGTTCAACTGATCTTGCAATTACTGGGCAAGTTCTCGGTGTTGGTAATGATTGGCAAGTAATCGGGGAAGAGATTCGTTGCAGAAGCCGTTATGGTAACTTTAACAGAATGTACTTACCTCAGCACATGGAAGCTTTTGGATCGAAAGGCTCTAATTATGACAAAATTGTTGTTGAGTACGAACACAACTGGCCAAACTCTACAGGTATTGCACCTGCAGGAGCTTTAAATCAAATTGTACTTTACAATACTGCTACTGATGGC